CTACGACCTGTGCGAGGACGTCATCGTCAAGCTGCGCTTCGACAGCACGCTGACGAAGGCGCAGATGCACGGGCAGTGCAAGCGCATCTGGGACGCGGCCCATGCCTGACATCAGCCTGCCCAACGGGTTCACGGGTCGCCCGCCCCAGCGCGACCTCATGCGCTACTTCGACAAGGGCGGGCTGCGCGCTGCGGCCTGCTGGCCGCGCCGCTACGGCAAGGACCTCACCATGCTGCATCAGGCGGCCAAGGCGGCGTTCAAGCGGCCGGGGATGTACTTCCACATGCTGCCCACCCACAAGCAGGCTCGCAAGGTCGTCTGGGACGGCTTCGACAACCTGGGGCGTCGCACCCTGGACCAAGTGTTCCCTCGGGCTCTGCGCGAGGACACCAACAAGACCGAGATGAAGATCACCCTGGTGAACGGGGCGATCTGGCAGCTTGTAGGCTCGGACTACTTCGACCACCTCGTGGGCTCCAACCCGTTCGGCATCACCATGAGCGAGGCGGCACTCAGCGACCCCAGGGCGTGGTCCATGTTCCGCCCCATCCTGGCCGGCAACGACGGCTGGGCGGCGTTCATCAGCACACCTCGGGGCTACAACCACTTCCACGACCTGATCCAGTTGGCGAAGACCAGCGACCACTGGTTCCACTCGCACCTGGGCGTGGCCGAGACCAAGCACATCCGCGAGGAGGTGCTGGAGGACGAGCGCAGGGAGATGCCCGACGAGTTGTACCGGCAGGAGTACGAGTGCGACTTCTCGGCGGCCAACGTCGGCGCGATCTTCGGCCGCTACGTCGAGCAGGCCGAGAAGCAGGGCCGCATCTGCCCGGTCGAGGACACGAGCGACGGCATCCACGAGGTCTGGGTCACGTCCGACATCGGCTACCGCGACAAGGCGGCCTTCGTCTGGTGGCGCAGGATGCGCGGCGGCGTGGAGATCTTCCACTACGACGACGGCAGCGGCATGGACGCCGAGGAATGGATACCCAGGCTTGCCAAGCAGCCCCACGCCGACGTCCTGGTCCTGCCGCACGACGCCAGGGCGAAGAGCTTCGCGTCCAAGAAGACCGTTGTCGAGACGTTCCTGCAGGACCGGCCGTGGCCCGGCTGCGACGTCCGGGTCAACGAGCAGCGCAAGAAGTCCGACAGCATCAACGCCGGCCGGCTGATGCTGCGCCGGGTGCGGATCAGCAACAACGAGGCGTGCAAGCCGCTGCTGCAGGCTCTGCGGGCGTACCACTTCAAGTACGACGAGGAGACGAAGACCTTCCGCGCCGAGCCCGAGCATGACTGGAGCAGCCACCCGGCCGACGCTTTCATGGAGGGTGCGGCCAAGCTCGTCGTCCTGGAGCCGGCCCCGGAGCCCAAGAAGATCATCATCCCGTCGCTGACCCACTCGTTCCACCTGGAGCAACTGTGGAGTACCGTCGGGCCGCAGCACCATCAGGGAAGGCTTTAAAGATGGCTACCTATCCACCCGCTCCAACGCCCGGCGCGCCCGGCCAGCCGGCACCTACTGGTAGCGCAAAGCCCGACGACGGCAAGCAGTACCAGGACACCAGGGAGCCCAGGAAGCCCGGCGACCAGTCGCTGGTGCCCGAGCAGTACCGTGGCAAGAGCCCGACCGAGTTGGCGCAACGCTGGGAGAAGGAGCTTCAGGCTGCGAAGAAGGAACTGACGAAGTTCCACACGACGGGGCGCAAGCTCGTGCAGCGGTATCTCGATGAGCGGGAATCTGCGGCCTTCGACCAGTCGGACAGCAAGTTCAACCTGTTCTGGTCCAACATCGAGGTGTTGAAGAGCAGCCTGTACGCCAAGCCGCCCAACGTGGACGTGAGCAACACCCACAAGGACAGCGAGGACGACGTCAGCCGCGTGGCGGCCAACATCCTGCAGCGGCTGCTGAACAACGACTGCGAGGACGACGACGAGTCCACCTACCCGGACATCACACGTCAGGCGGTGAGCGACTACCTGATCGTCGGCCTGGGGCAGGTCTGGTACAGGTACGAGGTCGAGACCGAGGAGAGCGAGGTCCCGGCCACCACCGACCCGCAGACCGGGCAGGTGCTGTCCGAGGCGGTGCCGTACGAGGCGATCACGTCCGAGGACGCGCCGGCAGACTACATCTACTGGGAGGACTTCTGGTGGAGCCCGGCCAGGGTCTGGCAGGACGTGCGCTGGGTGGCGCGGCGGGTCTACATGAACCGCGAGGAGCTGATCGCCCGGTTTGGCGACGCCATCGGCAAGGACATCCCGGTCAGCAAGCAGCGCAGCAAGGGAGACGCCCTGGGGCAGATCAACGACCCCTGGGAGAAAGCCGGAGTCTTCGAGATCTGGGACAAGACCACCGAATGCGCCTACTGGCACGTCCTGGGCTACAACGTGATCTGCGACTACAAGGAGGACCCGCTCAAGCTCAAGGGCTTCTTCCCCTGCCCGCAGCCGCTGATCGCCAACCTGACCACCTCCAAGGTGATGCCGCGCGGCGACTATCTCCTGGCGCAGGACCAGTACCAGCAGATCGATGAACTGACCACCCGCATCAAGTACCTGACCCGGGCTTGCAAGGTGGTCGGTGCCTACGACAAGAACAGCACCGCCATCGGCCGCATCTTCCAGGAGGGGATGGAGAACCAGATGATCCCGGTGGACAACTGGGCGGCGTTCGCCGAGAAGGGCGGGCTGAAGGGTCAGATGGACTGGGTGCCGCTGGAGGTCATCGCCCTGGTGATCGAGAAGCTCACCGTGCAGCGCGACACCATCAAGCAGGCTCTGTACGAGGTCCTGGGCATCGGCGACATCATGCGCGGCATGACCAACCCGGACGAGACCCTCGGGGCGCAGCAGTTGAAGGCTCAGTTCGGCGGCAACCGGCTGCAGTTCAAGCAGCAGCAGATTGGAGCTTGGGTCGCTGGCGGCCAGCGCATCCGGGCGCAGATCATCTGCGACCGCTTCCAGCCGCAGACGATCATCGACCGCTCCAACATCATGCACAGCCCCGACGCTGCCGGCGCGCAGGCGGCCGTGGCGTTCCTGAAGCAGGGCGGGGACAGCAAGTTCTACCGGATCAGCGTGGAGAGCGAGACGATGGCGATGGTGGACTGGGCGCAGGAGCGCGACAGCCGCACCCAGTTCATGCAGGCCGTGGGCACCTTCGTCCAGTCGGTCACGCCGCTCATCCAGTCCAGCCCCGAGGCAGCCCCGGTCGTCATGCAGTTGATGAAGTGGGGCTTGGGCGGCTTCAGGATCAGCAAGGAGATCCAGACGGTGCTGGATCAGGCGGTCGCGGCCGCGTCCCAGCCGCCGAAGCCGCCGACGCCGACTCCGGCGCAGCAGGTCGAGATGGACAAGACCAAGTCGGAATCGATCAAGAACAAGACCCAGGCAGTGGAGAACCTCGCCAAGGCGGCGACTCACCACCATTCCATCCTGATGAACCAGCAGGCTGGCAGCATCATGGGTCCAGGCGGACCTCCGCAAGGGGGTGGCCCGCCGCCTGGGGCTGGCGGGCCGCCTCCGCAAGGCGGGCCGCCGCCGCAAGGTCCACCTCCCGGGGCCGGCGGGCCGCCCCCAGGCATGCCCATCCAGTAGGAGAACGTCATGAGCAAGAAGCAAGTCGAGCAGCAGGCCAGGGAAGACTACGTCGAGGAGGACAAGGCCGACCTGGAAGCCCAGGCGAAGCTGCAGCAGCAGTACATCGCCGAAGCCCTCGCCGAGTCGAAGCCTGAGTCCACCTTCGTCGGCGTCCCCATCGCCGACGTCGAGATGCCAGCCCGGTTCACCAACGGCGGCGCGACCGCCGAGGAGCGCGACGCCTGGATCAAGGAACACGGCTATGTCAGCCCTGCTTGATGCGCTGCGCGACCCCACGTTCCGGCGGGACGTGGGCCAGGGCACGACCGACACCCTGAATCGCGGCCTTGTAGCCCAGACGCTGGGTGCGCCCGTGGACATGGGCAACACCCTGCTCAACCTGGGCAAGGCCGGCTACGGCTACGCCGGGCACAAGCTCGGGCTGCTCAAGACCGAGGACATGCCCCAGCTTGACGAGAAGCCCGCCGGGGGCAGCGAGTGGTTCGGCGACCTGATGCAGAAGCACGGCATGGTGAGCGGCAACCGCAACCCGGTCGCCGAGACGATAGCCGGCGGCGTGCTGGCCCCGCTCGTGGGCGCGGAGATGCCCAAGCTCGGAGCCGCAGCCTTTAAAGCCGAAGAAAACCTCGCCTCGCCGCGCGACATGAGCCCCTGGGGCCGGCAGCGTGGCGCGGTGTCGTCGGCCGGGCTGTCCGAGATGCCGATGCCGTCGGACACCAGCAAGGCCGCCGCCGCCGCGTCCAAGGCGACGACGATGGCGTCCGGCCGGGCGCGGCTGCTGCGCGAGGGGCTCGACCCCGAGAACGCGACGGCTGCGGCCGTGGCGTCCGCCGGCCGGCCGAAGGGCATCGCCACGGTGCAGGACCCGCAGCGGGTGGCCTATCCGGGCGTCTATGACAACCCCAGGGATCTCGTGGCGCGTGCCAAGGTCGCGCCCGAGGACCCGGCGATGAAGCAGCTTTTCGGCGTGGACCGGGGCGATCTGCTCGGGATCTCCGAGGGCGGCTCCCGCCAGGGCACCACGGCCGAGCGGCCCTACTTCGCCAGCGAGCGCGGCAAGCCCAACGAGGCCGCCCTGGCGGTGTCCAACCCGCGCAACATCCAGCGGCTGCAGGACATCACCCACGAGGCACTGCAGCGGCCCGATCTGGCGCAGGGGATGCTGCCCTGGTACGTGATGGACCCGATGTACCAGCACTACGTGCGCCTGTGGGGTCCCGAGCGTGCAGCCCAGGAGTACAACCGGTTCAACAACTTCACCGGCATGTCCAGCCCCAGCAGCGAGGTCCTGACCGAGCTTCGGCGCGGCACTGCGGCGAACCGGCTGGAGGGCGAGGGCCGCTGGAACGACTTCGTCAAGTACGGTGGGATGGACTACCCGCAGCGTGTGAAGCTGCTGGCTCAAGGGCAGTTCCCCCAGGACATGATGCACATTCCAGGGCACATGAACCACATGACGGCGCACGTCAAGCCGATGCAGACCATGATCGAGAACAACATGACGCCCGACATGGGGAGCGCGAAAGTCCCAAGCTACATCACCGCCAGCGGCGTCCCGGAGACGGGGTTCCAGACCGCGCACCCGATTGGCGACGCCCACTTCTCGCGCATCGTCGGCCTGCCCGATACCCGCAACTGGAAGACCACCAAGGGCGTGCTGGACGTGCCCCGCGCCAGTGCCACCATTCCCGAGATGAAGATCGTGGGCGACATGTTCCGCGAGCGGGTGGCCGAGCCGATGGGCGTGAGCGGCGTCGGCGGCCAGGGTCTGGTCTGGGGCGCGGGCTCGCACGCCACGGGCGTCAGTTCGCCCATCGGCGCACCCAAGCTGGAGATGATCTCGCAGTTGATCATGCGCACGGCCAAGCGGCTGGGCGTGAGCCCGGAACAGGCACGCGACATGGTGATCATGCGCAAGGCCGACCTGGGACGCGCCACCCCCGAGGCGATGGGGCTCGCAGGTGCCGGGGCTGCCGGAGCCGGAGCCCTGGTGAACGCTCTTCGCGACGACTCAGGAGGACCCTGACATGCCCTCATCGACCCCCAAGCAAGCCCGGTTCATGGCGGCCGTTGCTCACGGCTGGAAGCCCGACAAGGTCAAGGCACCGCCGACCGAGGTGGCCGAGGAGTTCAACGAGGCGGACACCGGCAAACCCGTGAAGAAGCGCAGCCCGCACCAGACGGCGGCCATCGTGCGCAACCTGCGCGGAGGGACGTGATGCCCACCTACGCCTTTCGCTGCGGCCAGTGCGCGAGGACCCTGGAGGTCTTTCGCACCATCGGCGAACACGTCGCCAACCCCCGCCCGCTGGTGTGCTGCGGCGAGGCCGCCGACCGCTACTTCCCGCCGACCGGCGGCAACGCCCTGGACAACGTCCTGGCGGGGGACCGGCAGTACGAGGGCATGGTCGCAACCGACGGCACCGACATCGGCAGCCGCACCAAGCACCGGGCGTACATGCGCCAGCACGGGCTGACCACGGTGGA